ATTAGTTCTGAGTCAAATGACGAAGGACACAAAAGAAATAAAGAACTTCAAGACTCCGAAGAAATTACATACCAACAATTAAAAAGAATTAAAAATTACTTCGATAACTTCAAAGGGGACGTTCAAGAAAAGACTTACATATTAAATGGTGGAGATTATATGAAAAATTGGGTTAACGAAACTCTAAGATTTCTACGAGATGATATTTATAATGTAAAGAAGAATAAACAAGAGGCGGGTTTACAAAATCAGTTCAACGCACCACATCAAAAAAATGATATGAGTTCTTTGAATAGACCTAGTAAATCTCATAACAAAATAAATAACGAGTTAAAAGAAGACCTGAAAAGGATAAACGACTTAATTAAAAAAATAATTTAACATGGCAGCATTATTTCCAATTGATTTCTCCCAACCACTAAATACATTGGGACAAATCGGTCAAACAGAAAGAACAAACGGAATAAAAATTAACGACTACAAACAATCCGCAAACGAATATTCTTCAGTAAATAGAGATGCGATGTCGGATGGTGACTTGTTTGGTAAAGGAACTGGAATTTTCTTGGACATTTCTAATGGTGGTTCATCAGAAGATATTAGTGAAAGAAAAAACCAAATCAAAATTAATTTTTATCAATCCAACAAACCATACACAACTCCAAGTGTTTAATGAAACTTTACAACTCCCTTAAAACTCTTATTTTAGAAGTGGCGTCTTTGGGCGCCGTTAGGGATGCTATTTCCAAAAAAAATAAATGTATAATTTACTATATCGGAGATGAACCAGGAGGAAAAGGATTGAGGGAGATTGAACCTGTTTGTTTAGGGTATAGTAAAGCGGGTAACTTGGTATTAAGGGCATGGGATTATGAAGGTGCGTCACACACAGCATATAAAGGAAAACAACCTTTACCTGGATGGCGTCTTTTTAGGTTAGATAAAATTACTATGTTCAGACCAACTGAAGAAAAGTTTGAGGAACCAAGACTCAATTACAATTTTAATGGAGATAGAAGTATGACCAAAGTTTTAATAAACGCACAATTTGACCAAACAGTATGAGAACCGAAAATGATTTAATACAAAAATTAATGATTTCAAAAAAAATCATGGATAAACATAAAGAAATGCCAAGAGGTAATGCAAGTGAAACAAGTATATCGACTTTATCAACACCTGAATTACAAAGTTTTGATACACCTGCAGCATCTTACAATATACCCTCTGAATTTCTTAGTGAGCAACAAGTAACTAGACCTGTTAATACAAATCCAGGCCCTATTACTGAAGAAAAAATTAAAAATTCAAAATTACCTGAAGAAATCAAAAGATTGATGTTAGAGCACCCAATCAATCAACCACAACAAACAGGGCCTACTTTATCTAATGAATTAATTGCTAAGGCCTCGAGATTGATGGGTACCGAAAAACAAAAGGTAACTGAAGGAAAAAAAACAACGGGGCCACTCCCGAAACATAGTGAAACACCATCAATTGACAAAAATGAAATTGCATCAATCGTTAGAGAAACTGTAGAGGAAGTACTCAGAGAAAATGGATTATTAATAGAATCAACTCAACGAACCAAAGATAACTTTACTTTTAAAGTAGGTAATCATATTTTTGAAGGGAAGTTAACTAAGATAAAAAAGGTTAGTTAAGTTTTAGTATTATTTTTAGGAAAAAACCCTGACACATTAGTTGGGGTTTTTTGTTTTAAGTGTGTTGATATTCTGATATAAAATCTTTATATTTCTGACAAATCAATTCATATATGAGCGAAAAAATCAAAGTATTAGTGCTCCCCTCAGATAAAACTGGCGTGGGTAAATTCAGGTCTGTTGACCCCCACATAATGTTACAAAATATGTATCCTAATGATTTTCATGTGGATATTGACTATGAACCACGAATTAATGATATAAATTATTGGAAACAGTATCAGATTGTTCATATTCACCGTAATATCGGTAATGTGTATGAACATACTCCCAATATTGTTAGAATGTTAAAATCTTTGGGTATCATAACAATTATAGATATTGACGATTATTGGATGCCAGGTAAAGAACACCCAATTCACGATATTATTCGTCAAAATAAAATCAACGAAAAAATCGTAGAGAACTTAAAACATCCTGACTACGTAACCACAACGACGACAATTTTTGCAAATGAATTGAAAAAACTTAACAAAAATGTTGAGATTTTTCCAAACGCTATTGACCCATCTGAACCTCAGTTTAATGAACCAACAGAAAAGTCTGACAAGATAAGAATTGGTTGGTTAGGAGGTTCTTCTCACTTACACGACTTGATGTTGTTAGAAGGGATGGTATCTAAATTATCACCAATACAAGATAAAATTCAATATGTTGTATGTGGGTTTGACACAAGAGGGACTATCACCGAGATTAACAAACAAACAGGAGAACAAAAACAACGTCCAATACAACCACACGAAACGGTATGGGCTAAATACGAAGAAATTTTTACAAACAAGTATCAAATTATTACTCCTGAGTATAAAATCTTCTTGGATAAATTCGTGGAAGAACCTTTTGAAAATGAGGTAAATGAAAACTACCGAAGAGTGTGGACCAAACATATTACACAATATGCAAGAAATTATTCTAAATTTGATATTTCAATTGCACCAATAAAAAGCCACACCTTCAATATTGTTAAATCTCAACTCAAAGTCATAGAAGCAGGGTTTTACAAAAAAGCTTTAATCGCTTCTGAGGTTGGTCCATACACAATAGATTTGAAACACGCACTTAAAAATGGTCAATTTACAGATGGAAACGCACTATTGGTTCCTGAATCAAGAAATCATAGCGATTGGGCGAAAAACATTAAAAAATTGATTGATAATCCAAATATGATTGTAGATTTGGGCGAACGATTGTATGAAACTGTAAAAGATACTTACGACTTAAGAAATGTCACAAAGGCAAGAGCCGAGTGGTACAAATTAATTGTAGATAAAAAAAATAATGCTCAACATACCCTTAACGAAAATTTTGTTTCTTGATATTGAAACGGTAGGAGTATCAAAAGACTACCAAAGTTGTAAGGAAAACTACCCTTTATTGGCTGAACAGTTTTCAAACTACTTTGATTGGTTCCAAAAAAGGTTTCCTGAAGACGATGGAAAGTCTTTTGATTATGTTTTTCAAAAAAGAACTGCACTTGTTCCTGAGTTTGCAAAAGTTGTTTGTGTAAGTGTTTCATTTGTTACTGACAAAGGTGATATAAAGGCTCAAACATTTTCATCAGATAACGAACATGATGTTTTGAAAGAAACTCAAAAGTTACTAGATAGATGTGGTAAATTAGGATTCTACCTATGTGGACACAATCTAAAAAACTTTGATATTCCGATGTTGTCAAAACGAATGGTAATTAATGGAATTTTACCCCCATCTATTTTACCAAGTTATGATACAAAGCCTTGGGAAATCAAGGCGATTGACACAAAAGAACTTTGGCAGTTTGGTTCATATACATCAATAGGTTCACTTGATTTGATGTGTGTTTCTATGGATGTACCGACTTCTAAGGACGGAGAAATCACTGGTGAAAAAGTTCACAACGCATATTGGGAAGAAGGTAAATTGAAACAAATTGCAGAGTACTGCGAAAAAGATGTTAAAGTATTAATTGACGTAATAAAAAAATTTAAAGAATTAAAATGATAACAAACCCTGAAGATATTAAAAAAATTCAAGAAACTCTTGACGAACTACAAAAAAGTTTGGGTATTGAGGATGACCCTTCATTCGACTCATCTGAATATGATTTTTCTTTTTTAAAAGACAAATACGGTTTGGACATGGAGGAATTAGAAAAAAATCTTATGAAACCCACTGAAACTAAAATTGGTTTTAGTGTGCAGAAAATCCATGAAGACGCCGTGTTACCAAAATACAATTATCAAACAGATTCGGGTTTTGATTTTTATTCAGTTGAGGATGTCATTATCGGACCTTTTGGTAGGGCATTAGTACCTACAGGACTTAAGTTTGATTTACCTACTAATGTAGAATTACAAGTTAGAAGTAAAAGTGGTTTGGCGATAAAAGATGGTATTATGGTATTAAATTCACCTGGAACGGTAGATAACGGATATACAGGTGAAGTACAGGTAATAATATTCAACACAAACTCTGAACCGTACACAATAAAAAAAGGTATGAAAATCGCTCAAGGAGTGTTATCGTATGTTATAAATGGTGGAGTAGTGTCAATGACAGAAGTAAATAAAATTCAAGAAAAAGATAGAAATGCAAACGGTTTTGGTTCAACGGGACGCTAATATAAGTCCTGAATTAACATTCGGATTAAAAAATTACTTAATTGATATTGATGGAACAATTACTGAAGATGTTCCAAACGAACAACCTGAACGAATGTCAGTGGTTGAACCTTTCGAGGGTTCGGTAGATATGATTAATTCTTGGTATAAAGAAGGTCACGTAATAACATTTTTTACATCAAGAACTGATGAGCATGAAGTTGTCACAAAACAATGGTTAGAGAAGTGGGGTTTCAAATATCACAACATTGTTTTTAACAAACCAAGAGGTGGTAATTATCATTGGATAGACAACCATATTGTAAGAGCAACTCGTTATAACGGTAAGTGGTCCAAATTAGTTAATAAAACACACAACATAGAGGTATTTGAAGAATGATTACAATCGGATATAGCACCAGACAATCCAATACAAAATTCCAAAATTATTTAAAAGAAACTTGTGGTTTAAAAAACGTAGAAGTAATCGAAAAGGTTAATAACGGAGAGAAATCACTATCTCAAGTTTACAATGAGATTATTGAAGAATCAACCAACGATATTCTTGTTTTGTGTCACGATGACATTTATTTTGAAAAAAAATATTGGGGTAAACGACTTACGGAACATTTTGAAAAGAAAACCGAATTTGGTATTTTAGGTGTCGCTGGCACAACATATTATCCGTCATCTGGTAGATGGTGGGATATTCCCGCAGAAATGGTTGGTCAAGTTTATCACCAACACAATGGAAAAAAATGGTTATCTGAATACAGTAAATCAACGGGTTCAAAAGTTGTGGAAACCATAATAGTTGACGGTCTTTTTATTTGTTTACATAAACAAAGAATAAAAGAAACTTTTGACACTAATGTAGAAGGATTTCACTTTTATGACACAACGTTCTGTATTAAAAATTATCTAAGTGGGGTTAAAATTGGTGTTATGTCCAATATTCCAATTTGTCATTTATCAATAGGTATGACAAACGAACAGTGGGAAAAAAATAGACAGATGTTCGCCGATACCTTCAAAGACAACCTACCGTTAAAACATAAGGACGACTATCCTGTTCTTACCGAAAATAAAACTCAGCCTTTAGTTTCTGTCGTTGTTCCAATTTTTAATTATGGTCAACAATTTGAGAATACGTTACAATCTGTTTTTAATTCTACATACAAAAATATAGAAATAGTTGTAGTCAATGACGGCTCAACAGATGAGTATGTATTACAAAAATTGGATTCAATTAAAAACCATCCTAACATAAAAGTTATTAATCAAGTAAATTCAGGTCCATCTGAAGCAAGAAATAATGGTATAAGAAACTCTAATGGAGAATTTATACTTCCATTAGATGCTGACGATAAAATAGAACCTGAATACATTCAATCCTGCGTTAATATACTTAAACGAGATAAAAATATCAGTCCGGTATATTGTGACACTATTCACATAGGTCAATCACAGGGTATCGAAAAAAGACCTGAATGGTCTATGGATAGATTAATCCAAGGTCCGTTTATTGTCAATTGTTCTATGTTTCATAAAGAAGCGTTTGATAAATGTGATGGATACGACACTTCACTATTTGGTTGGGAAGATTATGATTTATGGATAAGAATGGGTAAGAATGGATATAAGGGTCATAGAATTCCCAAACCTTTATTCACCTACTTTCATCATGAAAAAGATGGTACTGTATCAACTACAGCGAATCAAAATCAAGGTGAATTATATAAAAAAATAATGGATAAAAATTTTAAAAATGAGATTGCTAATTAAGTTCCCAACCAGAGGAAGAAAAGAAAAGTTTTTTTCAGTGTTAGACGAATATTATAGTCACTTATCGGATTTGGATAATACAACATTTCTAATCTCATTAGACAAGGATGACACTCAAATGAACAACACAGAAGTGGTTAATAAGTTAAAAAGTTACAAAAATTTGAAGTATTTTTACGGTAGTAGTAAAAATAAAGTGGATGCGGTAAACCGAGACATAAATAAAGTCAACGACTGGGATATAGTTTTATTAGCGTCAGATGATATGATACCACAAGTGGAGGGTTACGACCAACTAATAAGAGAAGAAATGTCTAATACATACTCAGACACTGACGGTATTTTGTGGTTTAACGATGGTAATAGAAAAGATTTAAATACTCTCTGTATTTTAGGAAAAAAATATTACAAAAGGTTCAATTATATATATAATCCTGAATATAAATCAACTTGGTGTGACAACGAATTTACTGAGGTAGGAAATATTCTAAAAAAACAAAAGTTTATTGACCAAATTATTATCAAACATGAACATCCCGATTGGGGATTTGGCAGTAGAGATGAGATACACAGACTAAATTTGGAAAACGAAAATTACGATAAATCAGTGTATTTTAAAAATAAGGTAATGAATTTTGGTCTATGAAAAAGGTAATCAGTTTTTCCCTTTGGGGAGATAATCCCAAATACACGATAGGTGCCTTAAGAAACGCTGAATTGTCTTTGGCAATTTATCCTGATTGGGTTTGTAGATTTTATTGTGGTAAATCCGTACCTAAAAATATTATAACACAGCTTGAAACTTACAAAAATGCCGAGGTTGTAGAAATGAATGAAGATGGTGATTGGACCGGTATGTTTTGGAGATTTTACGCATGTGAAGATTCCGATGTTATGATATCAAGAGATACGGATAGTAGACTAAGTTTTAGAGAGAAAAGTGCCGTTGACGAATGGTTAGAATCTAATAAAGATTTTCATATCATGAGAGACCACCCATATCATACTACAGAAATATTAGGAGGAATGTGGGGGTGTAGGAATGGAATATTATCTAATATAAAAAGTATTATCGACGATTATAATAAAGGAGATTTTTGGCAAGTCGACCAAAATTTCCTTAAAGAAAAAATATATCCAATTATTAAAAATAACTCTTTTGTTCATGACTCTTTTTTCAAAGTCGAGCAAAATACAAAAAACTTTCCATCAGAAAGAATAAATAAAGAATTTGTTGGGGATGTTTTTGATGAAAATAATAATAGGCATCCCGAATATTATAGATACTTATGAAATTATTAATAATACAAGAAGCGGGAAGACACGAAAAAAATAAAAATTTTAGAGAGTCTTTAAATTTAAGTAGGTCTCTAATTAAATTAGACCAAGAAACTAAAATATGGGGTATTGGTTACCCTGAATTTACAACTAAATTTTCAGAATTAGAAAAATGGTGTGATGTTATAATTTTAGTTGAAAATTATAACTTTGACTGGATACCTTTTTCAGAAATAAGAGATAGTAAAAAATTAAAAATTTTTTGGAGTATTGACAGTCACTGTGTTTTAAATTTACATCAAAACATTTGTAGAGAATTAAAAATTAATATTTTACTTAATTCGACTAAAACATATTTAAAAGATTTTGAAAAAATTTCAGATAAATCAATATGGTTCCCAAACTCATACCCCGATGATTTAATACGACCATTAAATATTCAAAAAACTATAGATATTGGATTTTGCGGAAGTTATAGACCTGAAATAGAATTGTTAAATCGATTTAATATTAAAAAAGATATTTTTGTTATTGGTGACGATATGGTAAATACCATAAATTCTTATAAAATTCATTTTAATAAAAATATATCAATTGATATTAATTATAGAACATTTGAGACATTAGGTTGTCAAACTTTTTTATTGACAAACAAAAGTCCTGATTTAGAAGAATTATTTGATATTGGAAATGAAATTATTGTCTATAACGATTATAATGATTTGTTTGAAAAGGTTGGTTATTATTTAAGTAATGAAAAAGAAAGAAATTTAATTGAAAAAAATGGTTTTAATAAAGTTAAAAAAAACCATACATATCTAACAAGGTCAAATCAATTAATTAACATTATTAATGATATTATATGAGTAATAAAGAAACGATTTCTATTTTAATAACTTGTTTAAATGGTGAGAGATACATTAAAAGATGTATTGACAGTATTCTTAACCAAACATACCAAAATTTTATTATAATTTTCTTAAACGATGGTTCGGTTGATAACACTAAAAAAATAGTTAGTGAATATAATAATGAAAAAATAAAATATTTTGAAAATGAAAAAAATATGGGTAGAGGATATTCAAGAAATAAATTATTAAGTTTATCAGAAACTGAATATTCCTGTTGGTGTGATATTGATGATTTTATGGATGAAAACAAATTAGATATACAAATATCATATATGACATCTAATGATGTCAATTTTTTAGCAACAGAAATGTTTGACTGTGATAATGATGGTAATGTTTTAGGACTTGGGTGCAATAAAAAAGAAAATATAGAATCATTAACTTATGAGATGTTATTACAAAATAACTCAATAAACCACCCAACGGTTATGTTTAAAACCAATATTGCAAAATTAGTAGGATTTAACGAAAATTTTTATTTTAATGAAGATTGGGATTTTTATAAGAGAGCTTATAAATTGGGATACAGTGTTAAATGTATTGACAAACCATTATATTTTTATAAATTATAACATTATATGCTAATAAATTTTAATTATCTAGTCGAAAAATATGGAAAACCTAAAGGTATTATCCATATTGGAGCCCATTTATTAGAGGAAAGAAACTACTATTTAAGTAATGGGATTGAAAATATTATATGGATTGAAGCAAATCCAAAAATTTTTGAGTCAGGTCAACAAATTATAAACAATTCTAGTACTGAAAAAATTTTTAATTTTGCAGTTTCTAATATTGATGATGAAATTGTCGAATTAAATGTTACAAATAATGGTCAGTCATCTTCAATATTAGAATTAGATTTACATAAACATTATTACCCACATATTGTAAAATCAGAATCTGCTTATGTAAAAACTAAAAAAATAATTTCTTTATTCTCTGAAAATTCTTTAGATATTGAAAAATATGATTTTTTGAATATTGATATACAGGGGGCGGAATTATTAGCTCTTAAAGGTTTTGAAGATTTACTCAAAAAAGTAAATTTTATCTATACGGAAGTTAACACAAATTTTTTATATAAAAACTGTGCGTTACTTAGCGAAATTGATGAATACTTATTATCATTTGGATTTCACAGAGTTGAGATTCATATGACTGAATACGAATGGGGAGACGCTTTTTATATTAAAAATGTATGAAAATAGGAATATACCATATACATGAATCTAATGGTCCAGGTAAAGTAGTTTTAAACTTAAAAAAAGGACTTGAACAAATAGGTATTGATTATTTAAACAATGAAGATGGAGATGTTAATATCATACTACAAGAATGTGACCGTTTATATCATGATGTTTCAAATTGTTTTGTAGGACCAAACGTTTGTGTTATACCATCACAAAATACAGTTATTATGGGTGCTAATTATAAAAAAACGATTGTACCATCAGAATGGGTTAAAAATTTATATCTAAAATGGCTACCATCGAGTTTAATTGAAATTTGGCCAGCAGGTATTGATACTGATTTTTTTTCAGATAAATCAAATGACAATAAAGAATATGATTTTTTAATTTATTTTAAAAGAAGAAATCAAGATGAGTTAAATTTTATAACCACATTTTTAAATAACTCTAATTTAAATTATGTTATTATAAATTATGGAGATTATTCTGAGGAAATTTTTTTAGATTCAATATCAAAGTCTAAAAGAGGGATAGTGATTGATAGTTCTGAAAGTCAAGGAATTGCAATTGAAGAGATGATGAGTTGTAATTTACCTTTATTGGTTTGGGATGTGAAAAAATGGGAGGATATGGGGGTTAATAACTCGTGTGAATCAACATCAATTCCGTATTGGGATGAAACGTGTGGAGAATATTTTTTTAACAAAGATGAGTTTTTAGAAAAATTTAAAAAATTTATGTCCTGTGACACATATAGACCTAGAAATTATATATTAGAAAATTTATCTCTATCTAAAAGTGCTGAAATTTTAAGTAAAATAATTAATTAACATGTTCATTATTCCCACATATTATGATGGCCAAAAATCTAAAATAGGTGAGACAATAGAATCTATTAAATTTTTTAATCCAAACGAAAAAATAGTAATATGTGATTCAGATTCCCCCGTAAAAGGATATGAAAAAAATTATCTAACTGATAATGTAGAATTTTTTAACGCTAAAAATAATAGAAGACCATTTGGGGCTTTACTTGAGACGTATAAAAAATACCCAAATGAAGACAACTATATTCTAATACATGATACAACTTCATTACTATCAAATATTGATAATTTTATAAAAAATGATAGTTTGATTACATCATTTTTATTTGCACATAAACCAATACAGTATTTAGTCCCTCAAATTAGAAATGAGTATTTTGTATGGATGGAAAATTTAATGAACAATACTAAATATGATTTTATATCAGATATAAGAACAGATGAAAATTATCTGATATGTGTAGGTTCAATGGGAATTTACAAGAATAAAATTATTGATAAATTTTTTAAAATGGGTTTATATGAAAATTTTAATTCATTTTCTTTTAATGAAGGTCAATTTTCTGAAAGAGCTATAGGGTATCTTTGTAAAATTGAGGGTATTGATATTGAGAAAAATACAATTGAAGGTAATGTACATGAAAAATGGGATGGACTTGTTAATGGGAATCTACAGTATTTAAAGAAAACATTTAATGGTAGATAATCAAATTATATTATATACTTCAGCGTTAATTAATAATCAGTTTGAGTCTAGAAAAAACGATTACATTCAATCGTATAATATTTTATTAGATATAATTGATTATAAAAATATTTTTATTGTGGAGTGTTATTCAAATAACGAAAATTTTTTTTCCGAATTTAAAAGTCCTAAATTTTTAACTAATACTCATATATCTGAAATTAAAAATAAAGGAGTTTTAGAAGTTATGGGTATGAAAAAATTCATAGAAAATACTGAAATTTCTGATGAAACTTTAATTATTAAAATTACAGGTAGGTATAAATTTATTAACGATGATTTTTTTAAATTAATAAATACTAATAAAAATTTTGATTTTTATGGTAAATTAATCGATAATAATACTCAAATTTTTACAGGATGTTTTGCGTTAAGAAAAAAACACTTTAAAAATTTTTTTAATTTTTGTAATTTGGATAACATGGAAAAAAACATGATTAATTTTGAAAAAAAAATGTTTAATTTTTTAAATGAAAATAATATTAATTCTTTTTTTACCGATAATATTAATATAGAATGTCCTATATTTGGTTACGGGAACATACAAACACATAATATATGATAATTTCTAAAATACAAGGGGGAATAGGTAATCAGTTGTTTCAATGGGCATTTGCTAAAAATTTATCAATATTAAATAACAATGATTTTTTTTTAGATGTTTCTTTTTATGAAAATCAGACAAATGTTACCAAAAGAAAATTTTCATTGGGTTCTTTTCCAAAGATTAATTTTAGTATTTTAAATCCAAATGATTTAAAATCTTTTAACGTACTTGAAGACAATTTTTCAATTCGAAAAATTGAAATCAACAAAGATGAAAATTTTTATTTAGATGGGTATTGGCAATCTGAAAAAAATTTTATAGAATCGTCAAAAATAATTAAAGAAGAATTATCTCCTACTAATGAAATTAAAAAAAAATTAGAACTGTTACTACCTAAAGGAATAAATGTTTCATTACACATACGTAGAACTGATTATTTATCATCTAATGGATTTCATCCTGTATTATCAATAGACTATTATATTAAATCTTTAAATCTAATTAAAGATTATGATAATATTATAATTTTTTCAGATGATATTGAGTGGTGTGAAAAAAATTTGACGTTTAATAATTCATTCTTTATTAAGAATTTATCAGATGTTGAAAATCTATGGTTAATGTCAATGTGTAATCATAACATAATTGCTAACTCATCTTTTAGTTGGTGGGGAGCTTGGTTAAATGACAATCCAAATAAAATAATTACCGCACCTAAAAAATGGTTTGGTTCTAACATAAATACTGAAAATATTATACCAAATGAATGGTATAAATTATAAAAAATGAAAAATATAACTAAAATATGTGATTTCAATATTAAAGAATTATTTTTACAAAAAGATAAAAATAATCGAGAAATATACATATATAATTTAGAAAATTTTAAATTTGTAAAAGGATATAATTTTTACCCAAACGTATTGTTAACAAATAATGAAATAGTTATTAATCCAATTGAAGAAATAACTATGTCATTAAAAGAAATTTCCGATAATAATCAAATTTATTTTGATGAGATTAAATCGACTAATAGAGTCAGTAACCCTGTTTTTTATTTTATTTATAATACTGACAATTATTTTCACTTCATTTATGATAGTTTACCATATTTAATTTCTTTTTTTGAAATTAAAAAAAAATATCCGGATTTAAAATTATTGATGAATTACCCAAATTATCAAAAAACAGAATTTTATCAATTCACTATTGAATTTTTAGAATTAATCGGTATTTCTCAAAAAGAAATTATCTTATTAGATGAAACATCGACATATGATAAAATTTTTGTGTCTTCATCTTTCACACATGGTATTGACTCAAATTTATCACCTAGAGAAGAAATATATTTGTTTTATAATGAAATAATAAAAAAAACTAAAAAAAATACAAATAAAAAATTTCCTGAAAAAATTTATATATCTAGACGAACATGGATAAATAAAGATTTTAAAAATATTGGTACAAATTACACAACTAAAAGAAAATGTGAGAATGAAGATGAGTTAGTTGAATTTTTAAATTTAGAAGGATATACTGAAGTATTCACAGAATCACTCAGTACTGTTGAAAAAATCCTACTTTTTAACAATGCAAAATCAATTATTGGTACAATAGGTGGAGGACTATGTAACACTCTTTTTTGTAATGAAAATACTGAATTAATTTGCATAGTATCACCTACTTTTTTTGATGTAAATGAGAGATTTAAATTTTCTTTTAAAAAAATAAAAGTTGATTACTTTAATAAGTGTAATCATTCCGAATTAAATGAATGGAAAAAATTCATGAGGGTCTCAACTGACTCAGGAATAATTGGTGAAATTACAAACGTTGACAATGATGAATTAACTGTATCATATGTTGATAAAAAAGTTAGTGGGTGGAATAATGAATTTAATTTAAAAAGTGAAAATTTTAATAAAAAAAATTGTAAAAAATTAGATAATGGATTAAACTCTTCTTGGATTATTTTAATGGACTCATTTATTAGTTTTTATAATAATTTAAAAAAAAAATAATTAAAAATAATGAAAGTTGCATTAATCATATCAGGATACCTTAGAAGTTTTTATGTTAATATTCCGACAATAAAAAATAAAATTTTAAATAATTTTGAACAAGTTGATGTATATCTTCATATTACAAAAAATGAAGATGAAGATGACAAATATTTAAATATTAATTTTAACGATGAGTTAAGTTATGTGAAAAATATGTTAAATCCAATTTGTGTTATAACTGAGCCTAATTTTGTATTTTCTAAAAACAATAAAGAAAATAATTTATTAAACACATGGTTTAAATACTATAAATTAAATTTAGTAAAAAAAGAAAATGAAAAAATTTTAGGAAAATATGATTTAGTAATAAAATATCGTCCTGATTTAAATTTAAATTCTGATAAAATTTTCCCGAATAAAATAGATGAAAATTGTGTTTATATACCTGAATTAAGTGTTGTTGACGTTGGAAAATTGACTAACAAAACTGACAAGTACATATGTGATATATTTGCATATGGAGATTCAGACGTTATGGACAATTATTTTAATTTTTTTATAAATTTAAAAAAATTGTCTTTGAATTACGGATTTATTTCTGAAACTTTATTATATGAATTTTTAATTCAAAATGAAATTAACTACAAACTAATTGATGTCGATTATAGTGTAATATTATCATCCTGTAATGTTTTTGCAATTTGTGGTGATTCTGGTTCGGGTAAAACCACTTTAGGTAACGCTCTTAAAAAATATTTTTCAAATTCATTTATGCTAGAATGTGACAGATATCATAAATGGGAAAGAGGTGATGAAAATTGGAAAAAATTAACTCATTTAAACCCTGAGGCAAATTATATAACAAAAATGTCTAATGATATTTTTGATTTAAAAATAGGAAAATCAATTTATCAAGTAGATTATGACCATAAGACAGGTAAGTTTACTGACAAAGAAAAAATTGATAGTTCAGATAACTTAATTGTATGTGGGTTACATAGTTTATATACTGATAATAATTCAATATATAATTTAAAGATTTTTATAGACACTGATGTTAAATTAAAAACTAAATGGAAAATTAAAAGAGATATTAAAAAAAGAGGATATAATTTATCAGAAGTTTTGACTCAAATTGAAAAAAGAAATAAAGATTACACCGAATACATATACCCTCAAAAAGAATTATCAGACATTGTAATTAATTTTTATAGTGAAGAAGAAATTAATTATGATTTGGATAGTGAAAATAAATTATCGCTAATTATACTTGTAAATAAAAGGTATAATATAATTAATATGTTAAACACATTATCCAAATATAAAATACCTTTTGAATTAAATTCAAGTAATTTAATTTTTAATGAGATAAAATTTAAAGAATATACAAATTGTAACTTAACTAATAGTAACGAACCATTTAATAATTTCTATGACTACATTATATTTTTCATATTAAATTTAAAAAAACTATGATAAGACATGTCATTTATTCACATACGGATTATTTAGAAATTTTAAAAATACAAACAGACTATGTTAGTCCGATTGAAAATAAAACATTATTAATTAATAAAAATAATTTTGATTTATCTGAAATTTATGAAAAATATCAAAATGTTATTTTTTATGACGATAGTTTACCTTACGCAAGTCGCCTTCTTTCATTATCATCTTTAAATGATGATTTTATATTATTCATACATGATATTGACATTTTAATTAATGAAAATACTGAAATTATAAAAAATTTATACGAATACGCAAAATCTAATAACATTGATAGGGTAGATTTACAATATTTTGATAGGTCTTGGAATCCAAATTCAAAATTCATTCCATTTGAAATACACGAAAATAATTTTGGATTAATTCAACAAGATAACCCAAGTGGATACATTTATAATGTTAACCCATCAATTTGGAAATTATCAGTTTTATTAGAAATAATGAATACGTTTAAAGATAGAAATTATAGAAACATTGAGGATTTTAGTACTCAAATCTATTGTCAAAAATTTAAAATTTTTAAATTATTTTCAGAAAATTATATTAATTGTGGTTATTTTAAATGTTTACCATTTTTTACATTTTTACACATAACTCATGGAGGTGGTTTTATGCCGACATTAAATAACGGACTTCCTAATGACATACAAATATTATATAATAATATAATTGAAAAATATTTGAAAAATTCTAACAGACATTTTAGGGTGTCAATGCATTAATAAATAATAAATAAATGGTTAAGGATTTAATTTTACTAGGGAAAGAAATTTCAAAATTTGTTGTTGGATTTGAAGGTAACATATCAAAAAAAATTAAAAACAAAATAATAATAAAATCTTCAGGTTCTAAATTAGACTCATTAACTATAGAAGATTTTGTAACGTTTGATTTTAATTTAACTCAACTTGATAATTTCCCTAAAAAGGGAAGTATGGAATTAGGATTTCACAAATATTTTTTATCACATGATGATATAAATTTTGTAGTTCATACTCACCCTGTCAATTGTTTAAAAATTTTATGTACTAAATTATCAAAAAAATTTAGTAATAAAAGATTATTTCCTGACCAAGTAATTTTTAATGGTGAAAAATCTTTACTGATACCTTACGTAACTCCAGGAGTTGAATTAGAAGAAAAGATAATAGAATTAGTTGAGGAGTGGAAAATAAAATTTAATAAATTACCTGATATTATTTTATTACAAAATCATGGTATAATAACTTTTGGTAAGACATTAAATGAATGTATAGTTAAAACAGAAATTTGTGAAAAATCCGCAGAAATATTTTTATGGTCGATAAAATCAAGTCAACCAACCTTTTTGGAGGAAAAAGAAATTTTAAAATTAATAAACGATGAAAAAGAAAAATATAGGTTATCAAAATTATGAAAGTGATTTATGTAGATATTGATGAAACAATATGTTTAACACCTAAAAGTAGAAAATACGAGGACTCTACCCCAATTATTGAAAATATAAAAAAAATAAATAAATTATATGATGAGGGTAATACTATAGTTTATTGGACATCAAGGGGTAGTCGAAAACAAATTGATTGGTATGAATTAACATATAAACAGTTAAATGAATGGGGTGTTAAATTTCATGAACTTAGAGTTGATAAACCATATTATGATTTATTTATTGATGATAAAACATTAAGAATTGAAGAACAATGATTATAATTTCACACAGAGGTAACATTAATGGTCCTAATCCTGATAAAGAAAACAGACCTAGTTATATTGATTGTGCTATCCAATTAGGATACGATGTTGAGGTTGATTTAAGATATATAAATGGTGAATTTTGGTTAGGCCACGATGAGCCTCAATATAAAATTGAGCTTTCATGGATGTTACTTAGAAAAAATAAAATATGGTTTCATTGTAAAGATGAAAATTCAGTGTTAGAACTTTTAAATTTAGATTTAAATTTTAATTTTTTTTGTCATTTTAATGATGATTTTGTATTAACAAGTTCTGGACATTTATGGGTACATAATTTAAGTTTAAAACTTACTAAAAAATGTATAATTCCATTATTAAGTTATAAAGAAATACAAAATTTTAATAAAAAAGAAATTTACGGGATATGTACTGATTTTGTAAATGAATTAAAATAATTAGATTATAATGATAAAACATATAATAAAATCAAAACTAATAATTAAAATTGAATTACTATATGAAAAATAATATAAAATTAATAATTCCTATGTCAGGAATTGGCAAAAGATTTATATTGGAAGGATACTCAATACCTAAACCATTAATACTTGTTGATGGTTTACCAATAATACAACACGTTGTTAATTTATTTCCAGGAATTAATGAAATTCATTTCATTTGTAATGAAATACATATTCAAAATACTGATTTAGTATCTATATTAAATTCAGTAACCAAAAATCCCATAATTCATACGGTACCTAATGAAAATAGAAAAGGTCCTGTTGATGCGGTGTTAAAAATAATTAACAAATTTAATAATAATGATGAAATTATTGTCAGTTATTGTGATTATGGAACAGTATGGGATTTTGGTAAATTTTTAGAATTTAAAGAAAAAACAAATTTAGACGGTATCATTCCTTGTTACACTGGATTTCATCCACATATGTTAGGTAATGATAATTACGCATATTGTAAAATAGATAACAATTTAGTTCAACAAGTTAAAGAAAAAGAACCTTTTACTAATAATAAAATGAACGAGTATGCATCAAATGGTACTTATTATTTTAAAAAAGCAGAATACATTAAAAAATATTTTAAAAAATTAATTGATTTAAACATTAATATTAATGATGAATTTTACGTTAGTTTAGTTTATAATCTTTTAATTGAGGATGGATTAAACGTAGGGATTTATGAGATTGATAAAATGTTACAGTGGGGTACCCCACATGATTTAGAAAATTATTTGTGGTGGTCAAATTATTTTAAAAAAATAAAAAATCAATCTTCTCAAATTAAAAATCCAAAAAACACAACATTAATTTTACCTATGGCTGGAAAAGGTAGTAGATTTTCTGAAGAAAATTTTAATTTACCAAAACCTTTATTACCTATAAATGATAATCCTATGGTTATTGAAGCAGTTAAATGTTTACCATACTCAGATAAAAATATTTTTATATGTTTAGATGAACACATTAATGAGTTTAATATTAATAATGTTTTAAAAAGTTATTTTAAAAATTCTGAAGTAATTGGTATTTCAAAAACAACAGAAGGACAAGCGTGTACATGTGAAATTGGTATTAATGAATTTAATTTAAACTTAGAAAACCCAATTATGATTTCAGCATGTGATAATGGTGTTTTTTACAATAAAGAAAAATATGAAAATTTATTAAATGATGAAAATATTGATGTAATTGTATGGTCATTTAGAAATAATCAATCAAGTAAATTAAACCCTAATTCATACGCTTGGATGGATGTGGATAATAATGATAATATTAAATTTGTTTCTTGTAAAAAATTCATATATGAGGACCCTTTAAAAACACATGCTATTATTGGTACCATGTTTTTTAGGAAAGGAAAATATTTTATAGATGGACTTAATCAAAATTATAAATTAAATTTTAGGACCAACGGTGAGTTTTATGTTGATGATGTCATTAACAGATGTATTGAAAACGGATTAACAGTTAAAGTTTTTGAATGTGACAATTATATATGTTGGGGCACTCCACAAGATTATTTAACCTACAAATATTGGAATGAACATTTTTTAAAATATAACTAATGAAAAAATATGCACAACACGATGAGGAGGATTTTTTAAAATCTTATTTTAATGAAAAAGGGTTTGTTGTTGAGATTGGAGCCGCAGATGGTATCACGAATTCTAATTCAAGGATGTTAATTGAAAGTGGGTGGGGTGGCTTATTGATAGAGCCAAACATTATCAACTTCAAAAAACTAGAATCGCTTTATAATCAAAACAACACAGTTAATTGTTTAAATTGTGGTTGTTCTGATGAAGAAGGCGAACTAACTTTATTTGTTGACCATAATGATGAGTACCATCAAATTTCAACCTTTTCCGAACAACAAAAAATTAATTGTATAAGTTTGTATAATTGTACTTTTTCAGAACAAAAAATATCAGTAAGAAAGGCTATGAATTTGTTCGAAGAATTCAACATAAACAAAATAGACTTTTTGAGTATTGATACTGAAACATATGATACAAAAGTTATTAAAGGTATCGATTTTGAAAAAGTAGATATTGATTTAATTTGTGTAGAAACCTTGACATCAGAACTATTGAATTATTTAGAAAAATTCGGTTACACAATAATCAAAAGAGGTAATAATACTTTTTTATCCAAGAAAAAATGAAAAAAGCGTTAATAACGGGTATCAACGGTCAGGATGGTTCATATCTCGCTGAGTTTCTAATATCTAAGAGTTATGAGGTTCATGGTACTTTGAAAAGAAATTCAGTTTCAGAAAATCAAACTTTCAGATTAGATAATGTTTATAATTTAGTGAATTTACATTATGCGGATATGAGTGATTTGTCGTCTCTAATTTCTGTAATACAAAAAGTGATGCCTGATGAAATATACAATTTAGCGGCACAATCTCACGTCAGAATTTCTTTCGACCAACCGATATATACCGCTAACGTAACCGGTATCGGAACACTAAATCTTTTGGAGGCGGTCAAATTAATAAAACCAAATACAAAAATTTACCAAGCTTCATCATCGGAAATGTTTGGTAATTCAATAGATTTAGATGGTTACCAAAGGGAAAAAACGCCACTTAATCCAGTATCACCTTACGGTTGTGCAAAGGTATTTTCTTATAATGTTTGCAGAAACTACCGTAACTCTTACGGTATGAAAATTTGGAATGGAATCCTATTCAATCACGAGTCCCCGAGAAGAGGAACAAATTTCGTAACAAATAAAGTAGTTAAAGAGGCTGTAAAAATAAAACTCGGATTATCCGAAGAATTAAGATTAGGCAACTTGGAGGCGACGAGAGATTGGGGACATGCTAAGGATTATGTGGAGGCTATGTGGTTAATGTTACAAGATGAGACACCAGATGATTATGTATGTGCAACTGGTATTTCCAACTCCGTAAGAGAATTGTGCGACTATACTTTTTCTAAATTAGGATTAGATTATACAAAATATGTTATACAAGACGAAAAACATTTTAGACCTGAAGAATTAAATGATTTGAAGGGTGATTCGTCAAAATTAAGAAATAAATTAGGTTGGCAACCGAAATATACTTTTGAGTCGATGATTGATGAAATGATAGAGTATTGGTTAAATTACTATGGGAAGTAAGATATTAGTCACTGGTGGGTACGGTTTGGTCGGTTCCGAATTCAATAGTTCGAATTATATACCACTGTCGTCAAGTGATGCCGACCTAAGAGTTAGGTCTGAAGTCGATAATGTTTTAAAAAAAATTAATTTTGATGGTATAATTCATTGCGCCGCAAAGGTCGGCGGTGTAGGCGGTAATATGTCATATAAGGGTGATTTTTTCTATGACAATATAATGATTAATACTAATGTTATAGAATCAGCAAGGACTCATAAAATTAAAAATTTAGTTGCTTTTTTATCAACTTGTGTTTTTCCCGATAAAGTAGAATACCCCCTCACAGAAAAAAAAATTCATTTAGGACCACCTCATTTTTCTAATGATGCATATGCATATGCAAAAAGAATGGCGGACATCCAAATAAGGGCATATAGAGAACAATACGGATTAAATTATAAGTCAGTAATACCAACAAACATTTACGGACCTAACGATAATTACAACATCGAAAATGGTCATGTCATACCATCTTTAATTCATAAGTGTTACTTAGCCAGGGAAAATAAAACACCATTTACAATATGGGGAACAGGAAAACCATTAAGAGAGTTTATTTTTAGTAAAGATGTTGCAATACTAACTGAATGGGTTCTTCACAATTATGATGAACCTGAACCAATTATATTATCGACATCAGAAGAAATCTCAATAAAAAATGTGGTTGATATCATTACAGAATTGATGAACTTTAAAGGTAGTGTTATTTGGGATGAGTCAAAACCTGATGGTCAATTTAGAAAACCGAGTGATAACAGTAAAATAAAAAGTTATTTACCTAACTTTGAATTCATCAATTTATATGATGGATTAAAACAAACAATTGAATATTTTGAAAAAAATTATAGTATTATAAGAAAATGAAATGACGCAAAGAAAAAAACAGAATACTCCGAAAACTGAACCTGTTGAAAGGAAAATGTCAAAAAAGGATTATATTAATTCTTTGGTGACAAAAAAAATTAGAAATAAATTTCTTACAGAAAGTCAAAAAACATATTACGAGTTATTAACAAATAACCAAATAGTATTATGTTCTGGTCCGGCAGGTGTTGGCAAAAGTTACATCTCCATGAAAGCAGCGGTTGACCTACTTTTGGACCCCACCAATTCATATGAAAAATTAGTGATTGTTCGTCCTGCAGTTGAAGCCGAAGAAAAATTAGGTTCATTACCAGGAAACGTTGAGGAGAAATTGGACCCCTATATTTTCCCTTCTTATTATTTACTAAATAAAATTGTTGGTAAAGAGGCAAGAGAAAAACTTAAAGAGGCGGAAATCATCGAAGTATTCGCTTTAGCGTATATGAGAGGTATGAATATCGATAATACCATTTTGATTTTTGAAGAAGCGCAAAATGCAACTCCAAATCAAATGAAATTATTATTGACAAGAATTGGATACAACTCTAAATTTTTCATATCAGGGGATTTAGAACAAACTGACAGATATAAAGATAAACGTCAATCAGGATTGTACGACGCACTTCAAAGATTCAAAAGTATTGATGATGTCGGAGTATTTGAATTTTCAGATAAAGATGTTGTTAGAAATCCATTAATTAGTAAACTACTAAAAAGATACGAAGAATGAAAATCGGTATTGAATTAAATGGTGTTTTAAGAGACACAATTGAGAAGTTTAAACAGACTTACGAGAGATATCTAATTGACGAAGAATACGATGAGAAACTCAAGACCTACGAAGCAATTGATAATAACGAAGATTATAAAGAAATTCTAAATCAGGTAGAAACCCCATTTAAATACGAGGTTTTGTCTGAAGTAGATTCGATGGACTTGTCAAAACATTTTGCATTTCCAAACAACGACGAACTCTATAATTTTATGTACCAAGAATTTCCAATGCAAATTTTTGGTCATGCCCCATCCGCCGAGATGACATCGTTCAATGATTTAAATGATTTATATGTTAAATTAAGAGATGAACATGATTTGTTAATTGTTTCAGACGAGATTGGTAAATCCAAACCAGCATCACTTTTTTTCATTTCAAAATTTGGATGTTTATTAGAAAAAGTAAAATTTTATTCCAATCAGACAATTAAATCTATGTGGGATGAAGTAGATGTTTTACTTACGGCAAATCCTGACTTATTATTAAATCATCCACAAAATAAAATTTTGGTAAAATACGAAACAAAATATAATAAACACGTTTCTTCACCATACACAATTTCTTCAATAAAAGAATTTGAAACTATGTTGGAAAACATTTTAAAACAATATGCATAATGTTCAAAATCTTTAATGACACATATTACGTTGATATCGACGAAATTGAAAAATACATAAACATCCCTTCATCAAGTGGTGGTAGTGAAATGCACATTAATGTCGTAAAATACGAAGCGGTTAAAATGATGATGGAAGTTATCATGACCGAAGATGAAGAAATAGACGAAACATTAGGGTTGAAAAGTGGTGGGGGTCTGACTATCCCATTCAAAATCGCATTTAATTCGCTTTTAAATAAAAAATTAATTAACAAATATTAATATGACTCCTGAACAAATCAAAAACTTAGAAAAATCAGTAGAGAATTTAAAAAATAAATCATCAAGGGTTTATTTTATGGTGCAAGACACCAAAGGAAACGCAAGAGCGTCAATTGCTCATTCATACAGGATGGCAATGACATTAAAGAAAAACGGATTTAATCCAATAATTCTACATGAAAAACCTGATTATGCCGGTGTAGCAAATTGGTTAGGACAAGAATATATGGACGAGTTACCTCATAGAGCAATTGAAGGGCAAAATTTAGAGGTTTCACCTGAAGATTTTATAATCGTCCCTGAACTTTATGGTTTTGTAATGCCACAATTAACAAACCTTCCTTGTGCCAAAATTGTAAGTTGTCAAGCATATGACCATGTGTTGGAAACATTACAACCTGGTCAAACATGGACTCAATTTGGATTTACAAAATGTATCATTACATCTGAAGAACAAAAGCAATATGTTTCTTCATTTATGAAAGGTATATCATATGATGTCCTACCACCTGTGATTAGTGATGTTTTCGAAAAACAAGAGTTACCTCCTAAACCGATTATTGCAATTAACACAAGAGACCAAAGAGACACTATGACTCTTATTAAAACTTTCTATTTAAAATACCCTCAGTATCGTTGGGTCACATTTAGAGATATGAGAGGATTGTCTCAAAAAGAATTTGCTAATGGACTTAAAGATTGTTTCTTGTCAGTATGGATTGACCCCACAAGTGGATTTGGTACATTCCCATTAGAATCAATGAAAGTTGGCGTCCCTGTCATCGGTAAAATTCCAAATTTATTCCCTGAATGGATGAACGAGGACAATGGTGTATGGATTAGAGAAAACAATCAAATTGTCGATTTTGTTTCTGACTTTTTACACAATTGGTTAGAAGATAATATCAACGAAGAACTTTACCAAAATATAGAAAAGACATCAAAAAAATATTCAGATATTGAGAAGTTTGAAAAAGATGTTATCGAATTGTTTTCAGGATATATGGAAACAAGATTGGAACCATTCCAAGAACAACTAAATAAATTAGAAACAACAGAAAAATAATATGAGCGAGACATTAGACCTATCAGTAATTTTACCAATTAAATCAGCAAAAGTTAAAGATTTCGATGAATTTTTTGAAAAAGCAATAACATCACTAAAAACACAAAGAATACCATTTAATGAGTTAGTTATTGTTCATACAGATGAGGACCATTTGGTAAACATAATTAATGGTTATGATTTTGGTGATTTAAACGTAACAAAGTTAGTTTGGAAAGACGAGCCTAACTATCAATCACAAATAAATTATGGAGTTGAGAATTGCAAATCTAATTGGATTTCATTTTTTGAGTTTGACGATGAATATTCTTCAATATGGTTTAAGAACGTAAACCTTTATATTAATTCATATGAAGATGTGGATGCTTTTCTACCGATTGTTGTTGATATTGATGAAAAAGGAACATTTGCAGGATTCACAAATGAAGCAACTTTTGCTGCCAATTTTTCTCCCGACATGGGAATCCTAACTAATGATACCTTACAAAGTTATCAAAACTTTCAATCGGCAGGTATGGTTATCAAAAAGACAGTATTTGACCAATACGGTAAATTCAAAACATCTTTTAAGTTAACATTTGTTTATGAATTTATGTTACGATTAACACATAACTCAGTTAAAATTATGACCATACCTAGAATTGGTTATAAACATATTAATTTGAGAGAAGGTTCAATTTTTTGGAATTACAAAAATGGTTCGGAAGTTATGGTACCTGATGAAATTAAATTTTGGATTGATTCCGCAAAAAAAGAATATTTCTTCACTGTTGATAGACAGATAAAATATGAACCGCAAACCGTTTAATGACATTAAGTGGAGACACGATTGATGAGTTAAAGAAGAAGGGAAGAAAACCAAAATCCGATAATTATTTTGACGAAAGAGAAGAGTTTGCAGTTAGACAATTTTTATCAGCAACAACGTTTGAAGATAAAAACAAAATTTATAACCAAGCTCTTAGAAAACCGTTAGATAAAATGATATCGTCAATAATACGACGATACAAATTATATAGAAAGGATATGGATTTCGAGGAAATTCACGCTGACACCCATTCTTTCTTGATGACCAAAATTGATAAGTTTAAGCCTTCAAAAGAAAAGAAGGCTTACTCTTACTTTGGTACAATATGTAAAAACTATCTTATGGGTCAAATAATCAAAGACCAAAAAGATATGAATAGAAAAATATCATATGAGGATATTTCAAGCGATTTGGAAAACACAGACAGAGAAGATTTAATTTATTATATTGAAGACGAAACATTATCAAGCGAACAAATAATAGATAAATTTCTAGAAAATCTTATTGGAGTCCTCCAAGATAAAAATCTAAGTGACAATGAACGTAGATTAGGTGAGTCACTATATGAAGTTTTTCTTAATTACGATACAATTTTCATCAGTACAGATAACAACAAATTTAATAAAAATATTATTTTACTTTCTTTAAGGGATATGACTAATTTGTCAACCAAAGAAATAAGGGCTAGCATGAAAAAATTCAAAAAACTGTATTTTGAGTTGATACAAAATATGGTCAGGTAAATATTTATAAATATGTCTAGACCACAAAAAAAGAAAATTGAGTTAACAAAGGAATCTATGTTATCTCTTATGCAAGAAATTTACAACGAACTTGTAGAACAGAGAAGTACCGCTCTAAGAATCCAAAACAAAATGTTATCAATGATGAAAGACCCAGAGGATATGACTCTTATTGGTCCTGTAATTGAAAAGCAACAAAAAATAATAAATGATTGCGTAGAAAAAAAACTACAACTCTCTAAACTACAATCATCTATTTGGGAAAAAACACAAAACAGTGAAGAAAGTTTTTCCATTTCAGATATGGATGATGATTTGATTGAGGATTTAATTAAGAAGGATGTCGAACAAAATAAGACATTCAAATTGAAGTAATATGGCGGATTTAAATGAGGGTTACAAAAGTGCGAAAGGAAAAATTAAAGGGTTTAAAACCTTTAAGGATATCAAATCAGGTATAAGTAACATCACCGATAAAAACGGAGATTCGGAATCACCTGCCGATTTTGCAATTGCCAACCCTCTGAACAAACTTGAGGAACAAAAAAATAGAGCACAAAAAGAAATATCAAATCAACTAAATCAAATTATTGACCTCATAAAGGCTAATTCAGGTAACGGTCCTGAAACTGCTCAGAATTTGAAAACATTTATGATTAAAATCATAAAGAAGATAAGACCTGAGGTAGAAGAAATCGTTAATGATGAGGTTATAAAATTGTTGGGATGTTCTCAACAACAAACTTTTGAGGGCGACCAAGTATTCTACATAAGAGTTACCACTACTGATTTCAGAGGACAATTATTAATTGACCCACTTTCAAAAGTTGGAAAAATTTCATACGAAAAAAATAAAGATTTAGAGTACACAGGACTCAAATACCCACTCAATAGACAACTATATGAAAGAATACAAAACGAGGGTGTAGAATACACATTCAAAGGAGCGTCAGGTAGAGAATTATTCGATATCAGTTTTGTTCAACAAGATGGAAATGGTGCACCGGGTAACTTCTTTAAAGTCAGAGTTAAAGATAGGATAGGAACCCCAAATAAAGTTGCGGATTTTGTAAGAGATTATTACAGAAGAATGAACTTTGTCGAATTCCAAAAAATAATAGGGGAATTAATGAACTCAATTACGGGGGCGGTTAGTATACAAGCAAATGTTGGCATAAACCAAAAACAGGACAGCTCTAAATTTTCAAAAATATTAGCAAGGGTGTTGGGTTTATGTTTTGATAACAGAGGTGAAATAGATGTGAGTGGAACTGCGAAAATCGGAGAATTAGATAATTTGGACGACGATTTCTTTGAATTTACCGATTTAGATTTAATGAAAATTTATCAGGAAATTGCAAACATTCAAAGCAGTGCGGTAGAGTTAGAAGGATGTGATAACATAAAATTTCCCGTAAATTCTTTCGAGATTGTAGATTCACTTGATGAATTAAATTTTATAGATGAAGAAGACGACGAAGGATTAATAAACGCTTTAAACAACGCAAGAAATACTTTTTTGGGTAACCCTAACGGGGCGGGTCTACAAATTGGTATTAATTTTTCTCTTAATTTTGATTTTTCCGCAATTGCTAATTTTCCACAGTCATTCATCAGTTCCATTATATCACCCAAAATTTTTTTAGGGATTTTAATTATGTTAAAAGCAATGGGTAAATTTTCACAGTCATTAGAAGTCGAATCAATGATGGACTTTACAAAAAAATATAAAAGTTTCTTCATTGGTATGGTATCAAGAATTGGTGCTTTATTTGTAAGGGAATTGTTCAAAATACTTAAAAAAGAAATAATCAACTTATTAAAGAGTATTGCCAAAGATTTGGTTAAGGAGGATATATTAAAAAAATACACCGCAATTTTAACTTTAGTTGCTTCACTGATAAAAATAGTACAATTGGTACGAGATTGGAGACAATGTAAGTCAGTACTTGACCAATTATTGGGCCTGTTAAAAATACCAAGTTTGGGATTGTCTAACCAAAAAGTACCAATCCCATTATTGTTTTTTGCACCAACATTAGATGGATATTCCGTAGAACGAGGATACATTAACTACATTAATGAACTTCAGAAAATAGGATACCCAACAGGACCTTTACCTGACGGGAGAACCAACATAAGTTTGATTAAGGATTACTGTCTTTTGAAAGGGCAAGGGAATGAATTATGGCAAAATGCAAAAACCGAATTTGTGATACCTCCACTAGCACACCCATTCGGCCCAACATCGCCACTTTCATGGTCAGGTAAATTTATTTAAATATGGACACAGAAGTTTTAAAAAAAATCATAGAGGAATATGAATCAAGACCTAACAAGGATTTGATTAAAGTTATGGACCACATAAATGATGAATTTGAAAAAACTAAAAAAAGTTTAATCACTTTGACATATTATTTAGATAATTTGGAAAATACCTATAATAAAATTTTGAAAGAATACCAAAAAAGACAAAATGGAGGAAATTAACAAAATTTTATATCAAGGGTATGTTGTTGATTCTGACGACCCTTTGAGATTGGGTAGATTACGGGTTATTCCTGATTCTGAAAATGTGGAAGACATTAAATCTGCCGTTATACAGGGATGCAAAGATGAAACAGATGTTGTAACGGGAGTAAAAAGAAAATGTAAATGGACTAAAGATGACCCTTTTACCATCATTCCTTTACTACCGTATTCTTTGAATATAACACCAAAAGAAAACGAATTAGTTCATATAATTTATCCCGTAGTTCAAAACGCTAAGTCACAATCCAGAAAATACAGTGACAGAAACCGTTTTTATATTCCGGCAATTCCGTCAACTCCACTATCTTTTGCTTACGAAGACAACACCGCATCAAAAGTACATTTACCTTTTGGTGACAATATTAAAACGGCAAAAAATTTGAAGGAAGTAGGAGGTAGAATACAATCTAAATCATATGGTATTTTTCCCGAACCTGAAGATAATGCGGTATTAGGTAGGGGTACGGCTGATATTATTTTGAAAAATGATACCGCACTTATAAGAGCTGGTAAATCAAAAGATATGGTTGGACCAACGACTTCACTACCAACGGAAAATGAAAAGAGGGCTTTTTTACAGTTAACTGATTTTACTACAAATCAACAAAAAGGACCTAACAAAACAACCACAACATTTGATAGTGAATTTAAACAACTCGTTTTACTAATCGAATGGCATATATCAAATCCTGAAAACGAAGTCGATATTTTTTCTGGTTACATAAACTTATATAACGTTCAAACAAAAAAGGACGAAAAATTAAACACAAAAAACTTTAAAGTAGACAGTGATGTTGAAAATCTAAAGGGTGCTCAATTGCCAATCAGTATAAATTTCTTCGGTAAACAATATGAGGAGGTGTTGAAAATTTTTAATTCATTCATTGATGGATTAAATAATGGTGAAATTTTTGTTGAGGGGTATAGTTTAGTTCCATTCAGACCTGAAAGAGGGAAGCAGTTTCCTTTTGCATTTAGACCTTCTCCGCCGACTTATAAAAAAATGGTGTCAAATCAGAATCCAATTGAGATTAATAATTTGACAAAATTTTTTCTTAACATCGGATTATCTAAAGGTAACCCAAAAAAAGGGTTTGGTATTGTAACTTCAAAAGGTTCTACCGATACGCCAACAATTGTAAAAACACAAACCTATGAAACTAAAACATCAGGACAAGAAGGTATTTCATATGGTATTGTTGGTGCTCAAAAAATATATTTATTTTCTCACGACTCCCAAATTGGTGTGAGAAAACCATCATTACAAAATACAATTTATGGTTTAGACCAAAATAAATTCTTGGAATTAGATTCCGCAACTAACTCTATGGTTAGAGGAGAAAAACTTATGGATTTGTTGAGTCTAATTGTTCGTTTTTTGACTGCTCACTGTCACGATAGTGGAATACCTGCAATACCTGTTGCAGTCGATGGAACTACATCTGCACAGATTTTACAAAAACTACAAGAGGCTCCAAATACAATACTGAATACCAAGATTAGAATAAACTAATTTAAGTTTATTGATATTTATAGAAAAACCTTAAAATGTCTATAAATAATTCATATTTCAGTAGGAATAATACGATATTATCTAATGTCTATACAAACACAGGAAAGGCTCCTGTGACACAATTATATTTCGGAAACTATAACCCTGAAAATCCAACACCTGTATACTCACGTTTCATATTCGATATTGATTTATCATTATTACAACAAAAAATTTCGGACGGAATAATCCAAACAGGGTGTACGTCGTCAATGACACATACCCTTATAATGACAAATACTGTATTTTCATCTCCTGATTTATTGAAGTCAACAAGATTTGGTGGTGAAATTACAAGAGGTTCAGGTTTTGATTTGATATTATTTAGAATACCTTTGACATCAGGAACTACAGGTACTGAACAAACTTGGGACGAAGGATTGGCGTCTGTTTATGATTTGGGTATTCAGATAAATGATACCGAATCAATATTTGCTAGAGAAAATTATTCTACTGAACCATCAAATTGGTTCAAAAGAATGTTAACCAATGATTGGACAACGCCAGGTCTATACAATAATCAGAATTCTTTAACAGGAAATACAGGTTTAAATTATTCAGCACTTACAATTATAGACGAACAACATTTTGAATTTGGTAACGAAAACATTTCATTTGATATGACAAATGAAATAAATGGAATATTAAATGGTACAATTTCAGGAGTTACAGGGTGGGGTGTGGCGTTTAAACCGAATATCGAATTATTAACAGGACTAACATCTTACTATTCTGTAGGGTTTTTTACTCGTCACACACAAACATTTTACGAACCTTATTTACAAACAAATTACGATGATTTAATTCAAGACGATAGAGATTTATTTTCATTAGGAAAAGCGAATAAATTATATTTGTATTTGTATGAAGACGGAAGTCCTATTAATTTGGATTCAAACCCAACCGTTTCAATTTACGATAGTACTGGTGACCCAATAGAAGGACTGACCGCACTTACTACATGTAGAAAAACTCAAGGTGTTTATGAAGTCACCATACCCGCACTTTTAGGGTATAAAACACCTTGTACATTTACTGATGTATGGAGTAATTTATCTCTAAATGGTGTTGAGTTACCTGATGTTGAAAACGAGTTGATTGTGCGACCTTATTCGTCCTCAATTTCAATAGGTACATCAACTAACGAACCATCAGTTTATGGTTTTGATTATTATGGTATAAAACAAGATGAAAAGATATTAAATACAGACATCAGAAAAGTTGGTGTTATCATCAAAAAAGAATATACATCAAATCAACCACTTAACAAAATCAAAGCGTATTATAGGGTTTATGTTAAAGAAGGACAAACAGAAGTACAAGTCCAAGATTGGACACTAGTCAACAAGACACCAAATGAATATTATTTTATATTCGATACAAGAGACAAAATTCCAAACGAATATTTTATAGATTTAAAGTTAAATATCAATAGTGAAGTAACAACATATAAAAAACAAATAAAATTTCAAATTGTAAATAAAAAATGAAAAAAGTAGTTAAGTTAACAGAATCCGATTTAAGTCGTATTGTTAAAAGAGTATTAAATGAATCTCACGAAGATTATTCAGATAGATATATGTTCTTTTCAAATTTAGAACAAATGAGAAGACAATGTGATATGTTATTAGAGTTAGACCAAGATATGGTAACTGAGATATTAGATGACGGTCACGATTGGGCTCAGGACCATATCGCTGAGGCCAAAAATAATATGGACCAAGTTTTTGATTTTATGATGAATCATATTAAAGGTGATGGTGTACAAGATATTGAGGACGCATCTTTCACAGGTATGATGGAAGAAGGAAGAAAAAAAACAGGAACAAAATTATGCTCTAGGGGATATGCCGCAGCAAAATCCAAATTCAAAGTCTTTCCTAGTGCATATTCGAACGGCTACGGTGTACAAGTATGTAAAGGTACAATGCCAGGTTTAGATGGGAAAAAAAGATGTAGCCCACCTTATTGCGGGTCAAAAAAGAAAAAATAATTAATTTTTTTTTGTATTCCCGTATATTTATATGTATGGATAAACAAAAAATATGTAAAATTTGTGGCGAAACTAAATCGCCTGATGAGTTTTATCAGAGTCAAAGGGGGATGACGTGCAAAATTTGTACATTGAGTATTACAAGAAATTACAAAAGAGAAAAAAGAAAAAATTCTGAATTTAAAAAATTAGAGGGTATAAAACAAAAAGAAAGAAGAATACGTTTATGGCAAAACACATTAATACACGACTCTAAACATAGAAACTATGAACATACATTAACAGTTCAAGATATCAATGAAATTTACGACAAACAAAATGGACTTTGTTTTTGGTTTGGTGTACCTTTGATACCCTCCGATAAAACTAAACACCCTCAGCAACCATCATTAGATAGATTAGATAGAAATAAAGGATATACCAAAGATAACGTAGTTCTATGTTGTTATTCGGCTAATATTGGTAGAAATGAAAATGATTTAGAAACATGGAAAACTTTTTTAGAAACACTTAAGAAAAACTTATAAAACTTTTATATCTTTGTAATCACAAAACATCCCCTATGACACTTTATCAATTTGTTAAAAGAAAAATCAAAAGAGTATTTCTTAAATATTATCTTTGGATACACAGGAGGCCTCTTGACGAGAAAATTGATGCTGCAATGAGTAGGTATCAACAAACCTGTTTTCATATCGCAAGAAAACTTTTAAAGCAAAGTGATACGGAATTAATATATGCCCCCGTATCTGAGAAGAAAATTATTATAAACGATAGATTGGGTATTGTTTTGACATTACAACATCAACAAACCTTCGTGACAAATCACGTATATCATTATTCTATTTTGATGGAACCAAGAACTTGGGAAAGAGTTAATTATCTATTTAATAATGAGATTGAAAAGCGCAGAAAGTCCTACGAAACTGTAATTCACTCTCAAATTAATTGTTCTTTAACTGATATTCTTAAGAAGATTTGATTTCATTAAGAATATTCTTGATTAAACTTCTTAAATTTTCGTTTGTTTTTTTCTTTTTTGGTTTATAAGAAACCATAGTTGGTTTGTTACCTGTACCTGATTTTGGTTCAGATTTTTCGGCTCTTCTTTTTTGTTGACATGCTGACCTTTTTTGGGCATCGGTCATTTTTGAAGCCACACCCGCAGCACGACATTTTGGATAACCTTTAGAAGATGCTTCAGGTCTACCACAAGGGGGGTGACCACCACCCTCTTTTTTACGACAAATATTTACCCAAGGACCTTTAGGTTGTTTTGAACCTTTAGGTTTCTTTTTGGTTCCGAACCAAACGGCTAAGTCTTCAGTTAATAAATCGACATCAGTGTTTTGAGTTATTTCTACCCACCCTTCATTTACATCCAGTGGACCTGTTAAAACATTTCCATCATCATCACTTTGTATAGGGTGATTTTTTATATATTTTGATATTTTTCTTGCCATCTTTTCTTTTTTTTGTATATCTTTTTTTGGTGTACTCATTTTACCATCATAACTGTCATACGCTAATTCCGCACTATCATATTCAGAAGTGGGTATGTGAAATGGTTGCATTTGTTGTTTATTGAACAATCTTTCACCAGGTACCAAAGGTATATTAGAGTATTTTCCCGAAGATGATGAAACCGTAGCCTCATTTATTTTTTTATCTCTATTTGTCATAAAGAGTTTTTTTATTTATTATTATAAATATCTTTTTAATTGAGTTTTATATGATTTACGAAAACTTTGTTTGGACACCTGAATTAAGAAAAGAATTCTTTCAGATTGTTTTAGACAATTACCACTGTATTGACAATATTGAAGAAGCAACTATTAACTTTGTCAAAGAAAAAATTATTAAAAGTAATGGAACAAAACGAACCGCTAGCGATATTATTTGGGAGATTGGAAATCTCAACTGAGGAACAGTTAGAGACTATCTTAAACACTATGAATAGTGATGTTGCAACAGTATTTTTAATACATGCAGTTAAACACGCATATGAGAGGGGTGTCTATAATATCGGGGAAACCGAAGTGTTATCCAAATGTATTAGGATACTTTCTAAATGATTTAATTATTTAAACCATTAAATCCACCCAATGCCACGGTGTTGTTTTGTCTAATAGCTCTATTTTGTTCATTTGTGTATATTGCCTGTGTAAAAGTACTTGAAGAAAAACTACCTGAGCCACAGTCTTTACAATTTGTTGATGTCACACCACCTGAATTGAGGGGTGCTAAGCATAATGTGCATGCGGTATAAGGACCATAGGCAATTATTGCGGTAACATTATCTGTTGATGTTGTTCCTGATGCGGTCAAAGTAAAACAAACACCGGTGTTTAATTGATAAATTCTATTTAATGGATTTGCCGCAATAGTGGTGTCGTCAGCAATGAATGTTATTGTGGAAAAACCACCGCAAGTGGTTCCTGTGAATAGTCTTATAGCCATGATGTTTACTTTATAAATAAATATCTTAATAACCTAAAAAAACAAAAAAAGGGACAATTTCTTGTCCCTTTTCGTTAATATTAATTAATTGATTATCTCAATTCATTCAAATCAAATGTACGAACTCCATCAACGGTAATGCGGCCATAGAAGCGGTTATTTACCATTTTTTTCGCGTATCTTGTCATAATCCCTTTAATTGGTGTGAAGTTAAACGGATTGTACATAGTTGGAGTCAACTGTAGAGGTACATACGGTGCGTAAATGTAACCTGTGTCAAGTAACGATGTACCTTTGTGACCAATCAACACCTGATTAGCAGGGAAGTAAGGGTCACGGTATACTTGGTAACGACCTGATAGAGTACCCACTCTTTCAATACCCATGTTATATTGGTCTTGTTCAGGAGACGCATTTGATACGTGGAAGTATTCCAAGTCATCAAAAATCGCAGAAATCTCAGAAGAAACAATAATCCAATTAGCACCACCACGAAGTGTTGATTTGTGGATTTGTGCAGAAATTTGGTTAATCGCAGTAATCAAAGTTTGATTCCAGTCTTTTTGAGTATATGGAGTAGTTCCTGATGAAGACAGACGCTTCCATCCGTTGTAATCCCAACGAAGATTCCAAGCCGCACCTTTACGTAAATCACGTAAAATTTCACGGTCAATTTCTGCCGCAACTTGTTCTGACAATAAAGCCGTTAATTCAGCCTCAGCGTCAATATTATGGAAAGCCGCAACGTCTTGAGCAAGTTCAGGTGACCATTGTGCTCTTAGTTTTCTTTCAGTTACAGAAACTGTTACTGACTCAAGGTCAAAAGAAACCTCACCGATTTTATCTTCAAATTCAAGTTCTTCGTAACGTCTCCATGCCGCGGAAATGTTTGTAGTTCCAGACCAAGTACTGTTAGTTAAAGAAGCCCCTGAATATCCGTCAGGTGTTGACTGACCACAAGATACGCATACAGGAACTTGAGCATCAATTTCTAAATAAATGACACCATTAACATCACAAACGTTATCATAATAACCACCATTTCCACCTGAAGCCGCTCTACTAAATGCTGCTTGAGCCACATTATATGAAGGACCTACAATTCCTTGACCGTATTTTTGAGTAACAACTCTGAAAAGAAGTGGAGAATATGTAGAAACCCCAAGATTTGTTGCTGCTGTTGAATTTGCTGTATAAAGTACTAAATTTGATAGGAATGATTCAGTGTCAATTTCCTGGCCGTCAGGACCAATTAATTTACCAACACCTGAAGTTGAGAATCCTGAAAGACCTACAATAATTTTTCTAAATTCTTTGGTACTTGCAGCGGCCTCTCCGAATACAGTGTAACCTGATACAATCAAAGCTCCGTTTGACCATGCAACTGTATTAGTTCCACCGGTCATAACAATAAATCTACCTTTTGAATAGTCAAAAAGACCTGCTGGATTCAAACCTGGTTCTGTACCTTCGTAAAACAAATCATAAAGATTCTTAGCATATGGTGTTCCTGAGTTGTAACCAGCGTTAGGGTCTCCAGGATAATTACCCGGTGAACCAACAGGTCCATAATGTTGACCTGAATCTGAAAAACCACCAGGTACTAAAGCATCTGCAGTTGCACCTGTATATCCCTGAATTTTAGGTACGAAATAGAACAATTTACCGATTGGTAAATTCATCGCCTGAACTGATACGATTTCGTTAGCTAACAATTTAGAGAATACGCGTCTAACGATTGGAAATACAACAGTTTCGAATGAACCTGAAGATGAGTCAGATGTTGCTTCGTTAATCAAATGTGACGCTTGGTTTTCGTACAACTGCGCAACATTTTCTTTTAGGTGGCCTTTAAGACCTTCTAGGAACCCTAATCTGTCCCATTTGTTTATTGTGTCTTCTTTGATAACTTTAAGGTGCTTAAGACCGATGTTACCAACAAGACCTGATTCTAATAATGCTCCCATTTTGGAAATATTTTTTTAAGTTTATTTTTTATTTTATAATCTTACTCATGATATCTTTCATTCTTAAGAATTGAGGATTCTCATAAGTTTTAGATTCGATTAATGTCGACGCTGAACCAGATGATGGAGAATTTTCAATTTTTCTCTCTATTGATTCATTAATCGACGGTTTATTTGTTGATGTTAATTCACTTTTGATTGTACGATATAGATTTTTGGATTCTTTAAGAGATTCCACACCATCAAATCTTCTCAGGATATTGATTTTTTCTTGTTTAGATGTTGAGTGTTCAGTAAATAATCTTGTTGCGTATGCTAAGTTTGAATTAAAAACTGCAACTTCATTAAGTTTATCTCTGAACACATTTAGTGCTTTACGATATTCTTCGTTTTTCTCTCTAAGAATTTGTATTTGTTCTAGATTTCTTTCGCTACCTTCAAAAGTAAGGTTTCTGTTTGGAGTAATTCCTTTTCTTAAACCGCGTCCGCTTTTTGAGCCCATACCATAAGTACGTGCCGCTTCTTTAGTTTCTTTCTTTTTGAAAGGAGCCATTTCCTTTTTAACTGCATTAGAAATGTCTTTTTTCTCCTCTTTGAATTCAAACTTTTTAGGTCCTTTACCCATACCGACACCTCTTGTACCTTGTTTCATGTTTTCTTTAAATCCTCCTGATGTTTTCTTGTATGAGAATTTAGGTTTACCAATTTTAGCACCTTTACCAATTTTTGGTTTAGTTGATTCCATTTGGATATCATCCTGTTCATACATTTCGTCGTCCTGTTCATCCATTTCGATTTCATACATAGATTCTTCTTCACTTTCATCCATGTCCATTTCATACATTTCATCATCCTCTCCTTCAGCACTTTCGTCCATCTCAATTTCATAAACAACTTCTTCGTCATTTTCATCCATTGGTTCTACGTCATTACTGAAAACTTGGTCAATTATTGCATCTATGTCCATATCTTCTTCGTCAGAATCCATGTCTTCTTCATACATTTCATCTTGCTCCAACCCTAAATCAGCCAAACTTACGTTGTCCTCATCCATTTCCATGTCGTCTTCGTACATTTCCATGTCGTCTTCGTACATTTCCATGTCGTCTTCGTACATTTCATCATCAGACTCGGTTTGAATCATGTACTCTTTATCTATGTTGTCGTCTTTTAGATTAATCATGTTATTGTCTCTTTTTACTGTAATACCGTCTTCATCGTCCATCGCCAAGAAAACCTTTAATAGGTCATCATCAGAAATATCAGAACCTGATAAATCAATAACATCATCATCAGACATTTCGGTGTCACTTATATCAGAATCCATGTCCATATCCATTTCATCAGAATCCATGTCCATTTCATCTTCATCAGAATCCATGTCCATTTCATCAGAATCCATGTCCATGTCCATTTCATCATCTGCTCCAATCTCCTCGTCATCATCACCTTGTTCTGACACGATAGATTCTTTTACTAATTCTTTGATTTCTTGCTTCATTGTAGATGCAAGTATTCCTTTTGCATTCTCGGCTACCGCTTCTTCTAAATTCTTCATTTGAATAAGAGCGTCCTCAACCAAATTTTTTTCTTTTGCCATTTTTTAAATGTATATTTTTTCATATAAATATTGTCACATACGTAAAAAATTCATTTTCTGTGATTTTGATTTAAAAAAAATTAAATAAATAAAAAAAGGGAACCCGATTGGATTCCCCTTTTTATTAAGTTTTTTAAGAAAAAAAATTTACAATACTTCTATAACTTCATCAATTTTACTTTCCGCAATTGACGTGATTCTCCAATCCCAAGTTAATTCACTATACCTTTTTGTAATTTTAGCCTCAACGTCTGTAGGGCTATAACCTTTTACAAGTTTTTCTTCTTTTACTTTTTTTACTTTACCAGTTTCTTCATCAGGAAATTCGTAGTAGAGTTTTGCGATAAAATATTTTTCGTCCATGATTTTAATTTTTATAAAATATGATTATAATATTTTATAAAATCAATGATTACTTATTTAAGTAAGTATTTAATCGATTCATCAAGTTTAAAGACTTGTTTGCTTCAGGACCAACATGACGTTCTCTCTGAGTTTGTTTTTCTTCTTCTAAATTCTCCTCGAAATTACCTCTATCTTCAGGGTTAGAAAATAGATACGCTCCTGGAGTAGAAGGAGATGATACCAAGTCAAAACAAATTAATTCGAAATCATCTTGAACTTCATTTTGTTCACCTATTTTCTTTAATGAACCAACACCTCTTGATGATATACCTAAAGTTACACCTTGTCTTAAATAGTTTGCCGCCAAATCTCCTTTTGTTGAGCAAATACCTCTTTCGTGAAAACCTGGTGAAGTTAACAATCTTAATTTACCCATCAATATTATTCCATCCCACCATATATCAGTTATAATGTGAGAAACTCTATCTAAGTCAATTAAAGATGATTCAGGGTGATTCAACTCAGAGAGCGAAACACCCTTATTAATCATTTTCTTGTAATTTTCTGATTCTCTTTTTAATATTTTTTCAGGATAAATCCTACCATTACGATTTGGTGTATTATATTTTTGTAGAACCGCATAAAACTCAAATGGTTTACTGTGGTCCATAAAACTTTTGGATT